ACTCGGTTGTCGCGAAGGTTGTCGCGATGGTTGTGAAGACGGCTGGCGCGATGGTCGTGCACTTGGTTGGCGCGATGGTTGTCGCGAGGGTTGTGAAGACGGTTGTCTAGAGGGCTGGCGCGAGGGTTGTGAAGACGGCCGTCGCGTAGGTTGTCCAGTAGGGTGACAAAATGGTTGTCGTGAGGGTTGTGAAGACGGATATCGAGACGGTTGCGAAGATGGTTTCGAAAATGGTTGGCGTGAAGGTTGTGAAGACGGCTGACGCGATGGTTGTAGCGAGGGTTGTGAAGACGGCTGACGCGATGGTCGTGCACTTGGTTGGCGCGATGGTTGGCGCGATGGTTGTGAAGAAGGCTGTCTAGAGGGCTGGCGCGATGGTTGTGAAGAAGGCTGTCGGGAGGGCTGTGCAGACGGTCTATTTATCGGTTGTTTACTTGGTTGTCCAGTCGGATTACGACTAGGCTTTCCAGTAGGTTGCCGACTAGGTTGACCACTTGGTCGTTGGTTAGGTTGCCGACTAGGTTGTCCGGTGGGTTGCGACGAAGGTCGATATGACGGTTTAGCCGTCGTAGGAAACACTGAAGGAAATACGGTAGGACTGGTGGTAGGTATTCGCGTTGGCGGCGGACGCGTGGGGCCGTCGGTCGGTTTGGGGTAATTGATGGGATAAGGAAAATAATAGGGGTTCGGTTGACTGCCGGGCGAATGGGAACCACGAGCATCGTCATAATTCGTGAATTCGGCGTTTACTGATGATTTCGACATTTGCGTTCTATCTTCGAAATCGGGCGTTCCATCTCTCATTTTACACCCGCGAAGGTTCGAAAGGCGACAATCTACCTTCGGTGAATTGCCTTTCAAGGGTGTAGAATTTCGTTTATTCGCAATGGTTGCCGTTGGAAAAATCACACCAAGTACTAACAATTTTACCATGATTATTGTTTGTATATATATAGTCGTAGCCAATAATAAATATACATAGTATTGTCTTTATCTAAATTTATTGTATCAATTTTATCGGGAAATAAATTAGTATCTCTACAATGTATATGAATTCGATCCGGTCATTATTTCATACAGATAACCATGATAACACGAATCAACATTTATTGACGACTGATGAACTCCAAAAACATCACGATACGACCCAAAAATATGTTACATTTAAAGACTCTATGACACATCAGTCAAATTGTTTACCTCATATTGATAATACTGTGATATTGGCGCAACCATCCACTTCGAAACATCCCACAATTACACCTTTGAAAGGCAATTTATACAGTGCGTCTGCAGATGTTTCTAACAATATAAGCAAAAACACGCCTATTTCGCAATCTAGACAGTATAATTCTGGTAAAATGAAAGCGAACGAAACCACCGTTGTCGAAGCCTCTATACGACGGGTGAATGAAGGAATTGATGAATTGGAAGACCAGTCGGTCAATATTTATACTGAAGTAAAAAAAATAAGTTACAATATGTCTCTAATAAATACACGACAGGTTCAAATAATTTCCCGTTTAGAAAATATCGAAAATTTAATGAAACGATAAATAATTTACGGGGCGATTCTTACACATTTATAATGCGCATGGCATAATCGTATGGCATAATCGTATATATATCTTTATATTTTTATGAAAAAATATAAAGCCATGTCATTATAAATGTTCAAATGACCGTTATAAACAACATTGTAATTGATGACATCGCGTATAGTACCAACGAAACTCGTTTGGCAATCGCGAATAACGAACCTATTGAAAACAAACTACATGTTATTGTGGTTGTTTCAAATCCCTGTTTATACGCAATCCGTTATATTTTAATGCGCGAGTTCATGAAGCGCATTAAAATGGACGAATCCGATGTGATTTTATATGTGGTTGAACTCGCCTACAAGAATCAGAAATATATTATCACCGATTCTAAAAATCCCCAACATTTGCAATTGAGAACCGAGGATGCTTTATGGCACAAAGAGAATATGATCAACCTGGGGGTAAAATATTTACTACCCCACAATTGGAAGGCGATGGCATGGATCGATGCGGATGTTGAGTTTGAGAATCCGACATGGGCAATGGATACGCTCAAAATTTTGAATGGATCCAAAGATGTTGTTCAATTGTTCAGCCATTGTGTAGATATGAACAAGAAAAAGGAGGCCATGCAAGTATTTACCAGTTTTGGTTACCAATATGTGAAAAAAAATCCGTATTCACATGGTGTCAATTTTTGGCATCCCGGATACGCGTGGGCCTGCAATCGCAAAGCCTACGAAAAAATGGGCGGTCTATACGATAAAGGCATTTTAGGCGCCGGTGACAACATTACGGCAATGTGTTTGATTGGTAAGGGTATTCAGAGCGTTTATGCAAAGGGTACGGATGAATACAAACAGTCCATTATTGAATATGAGAAGAAAGCCAGCAATTTGCGCATTGGTTATGTACCGGGCGTCATAAGACACCACTTTCACGGAGAAAAAAAGAATCGCAAATACATGGAGCGTTGGGAGGTTCTCATTAGACATGAATATAATCCATATATTCATGTAACGAAAAATAACATAGGTCTCTTGGTTCCTACGCCGCTTTTTTCTAAGGAATTTTTGGCAGATATTATGAATTATTTTGTTGAACGAAATGAAGACGAAGATTTATAACCGCCAAAGAATTGAACCTGTGGGTAGATTCATTATCTTTGAGGGTTTAAAACAGGGGTTGGTTCGTAACTAGTTCCTGGACCATCATGCCCAATACCCCAATCATGGCCAAGCGACCATTGTTCAGCTCCTTGTCCATGAGCGCCCCGTCCTCCGGATCCCAGAGCCCAAACCCCAAATCACCGGGTTGATAATCCTCCTTCAGAGTGAATGGCTTGACCGTAGGATCTTGCCAACCCCGGTAAATTGAGGCCATTTCGGAGACATACATCAACATGACAAGAACCACCTGCGCCGTGTTGGGCAAAGCCTGAAACTGGTTAATACCAAGATCGTGATAGAATAATTCAAATCCCGGGATTGCCAGAGCCGCCAACATAGCCAGACGACCGTGCTTCAACTCAGCCTCGCGCAAAAAAGAAGGCTGGGCATTCTTGGCAACCGTACTGACATCAAAAAGATCGATATTCTCCAAGGGAGCTGTCGGACCACGAATTACCGGTCGCACTGTATTTCCCAAATTCTTGAACGCACCAACCGCCGTAATACACGAGATCAAACACAATGCAGTTCTCATTATGAAGTATTATCACACGATGTATTTATATTGATTTTAAATTGTTTATTTCACGACGAAGCCCAACATATTCCCTATCCAAATAAAAACTTATCTATTGTGGTTCTCACACAAAAAAGTTGATGAAGAAAAATCCCTAAAGCAAATAAAAACACGGTTACCCACAGGAACGGGATTTTAATAATATATGATATTATCCAGCTCGCAATAAGTGTCATAATAATATCGGCAATTGCCAAATTCAAAAAACGATACGAATGAACTCCCACACCAGGTTTACCTAAGGCATCTTTATATGGACACAAATTCATCACAGCTATATATATAACCACGAAATTAAATCCTCATTATGTAAATCCTCATTTTTATTGTATCGATAATGTATAAAATGGAGGCAAAGAAAAAACGGGCATATAATCGAAAAGTTGCAAATAAGGCGATTGAAGAGGAATTGGGCAAGTACAATGAACAAAAAGAGACGCTCAAGGAATCTAAAACCATATTTGAAAACTATCATTATTTGTCCACTAAAGAAAAATCCGTTGTAGATAATAAATTTGCCAAACCTAAAAACAAGTCACAATATAAATATGTACAAGCCTTACACGATACTAATCATAAAATCATTATTGCCAATGGCCCGGCCGGAACCGGTAAAACGCTTTTTGCTACCGAATATGGTGTGAAAAATTTCTTAATGGGCAAATACGAGAAAATCATATTTACTCGTCCGGCCGTAACCACCGACGAAGATTTAGGATATTTACCTGGAACATTGGAAGAAAAAATGGCTCCATGGATCAGGCCAATTTACGATATTATGTATCGTTTTATTTCGCCGAGCGAAGTTTGTGCCATGATTGAAGAAAAAATCATAGAAATTGCTCCTTTGGCCTACATGCGCGGTCGTACTTTCAAAAATACTTGGATCATTGCCGACGAAATGCAGAATAGCACCAGGAGCCAGATGAAAATGCTTTTAACTCGCTTGGGTGAGAACTCGCGAATGGTCATTACAGGTGATTTGGATCAACACGATCGTAAAGATGAAATCAACGGACTCCAAGACTTTTTGGAGAAGTTTCGTGGATGTCGCTCGGACTCGATTTCCAACATTGAATTTGAGAACGAAGATATTGAAAGAGAACAAGTGGTGAAGGAAATCTTGAACATTTATGGAGGTGTGGTACCGGACATGTATATCACAGGTTCTCCTACCAACTCGGTTTCTGACAATGTTTCTCCGATCGACTCGTTTTCCGAAAATGAAGATAGTTCTTTCAAGGAAGAATAGTAGCGTTTATTATGAATAAAAAATAAACCTATTTATTCATATAAGAATGAAGGTATTTTGTTGTGGAAGTTGCCGAATATTGGAATCTATGAAGGACCGCGAAGACTGCGAAATTATCCATAATTTGACGGGAACCAACTTTGAAGGCAACAACTTTTTAGGAAAATTACACGACATTAAGTGTCAAATACAGTTGATTCTTTTTTTACAGGGTAAAATCCAATTAGAACAAGATATAATAAGAAGATTTTTGACAGTATTTAACGCAGAACGATGGATACATGAAATTCCTGTTAAAAACCCCGAAATGGCATACGAAAAATTACAACGCCTTCATGAACAATTACCCCAGTGTGATTGGTATATCTTTGAAATCAGTTCACTCAAAAAATATTTATATCGTGGTTTTCCGTGCCAATTTGAACAGGCATACGGTCGTAATTTATCCGAATTTGATATTCAAATTCAAACCGCCGAGGAATTATACAGTGATTTGGTCCATCTGGTGTCACTTTTGCCCGGAAAAAAAATACTGTTTCAGTGTCATTTTCGTCCCAATATTATTTACGGAGACGAGAGTAAAACCATTCCAAAACGCGAAATTATATTCCACACTTTGGAAAAATTCTGTAAAGAACGCAACAATATATTTTTACATGATCCAAGCATGTTGATCAAAAACGACCACTCACTGTTTGATGGCCATGACGGTGGTGACCATTTCACCCCAAAAGGCTTCGAAGAAAACGGAAAATATATTTATGAACATTTTTTACAAAAGGTGTAAAATGATTTATACATATAATTATAAAATATGTATAAATGTGGGAATCCATGGTGATGTTTTATGTTGTTATCGGAGCGATTATTTACATTAGTAACAGTGGCAGCTGTGTTGACAATGAAGATATAATAGATAATTGGGAGCGGCGGCGCCAGCTATATTGACAATGGAAATTACAAATAAAGGCTTTGTGCTGTGGTAACATACTTCAAAATCATGCCGTCAATGCAAGACAGTTTTTCCATGAGTTCCAGTTGTTCAAAAGATTCACACATTGTCATCAATTCTTTACTCATGGTGCTTATTTTCAACACGGCCTTGGTAAAATCTCCTATAGAGACCGACTTTTCCGACAATTCGGTCTGTATAAACCACTTACACTGTGCTTCGTCGGTGCAATCACACCATTTGATCATGGAATCAATCATATCATAAGATATTTCCAAATCACTGCGTGAAATAGTGCTACTCAATTGTATTTGATATTCATCCTCATACGATTCATATATATCAATAACTGTGTTGATGATTCCGATGCTGTTTTTGATGGCCTTGTCGTCGGTCGTCGGTACAGACACCCGGTGTTCTTGATCCACCTTGATATTGGTAAAACACGAAAAAAGTCCAACTATTTGTTTGGCGGACAACTCCTTCATAAAATCCGTGCTGTGTAAATATTCAACAAAAACGATGGGATTGATTTCCGCGATTGATGACGCGATTCTGCCTTGATTTGTCATCGCATAATTACGCGGCGAAACCTGAGAGATAAATTGACGATCCACCAAAATACCACAGATATGATTTACTCTGGAGCGAATATAGTTCTTTTGATAATCGATAGAACGGAGTATGCGCCCAATTTCATTTTCTTTTGCCGTGATTTTTTGATAAACTTGTGCATCGTCGACAATGGTACGATATTCATCTTTGATTTTTTGTAATTGGCGTTCCGCTTCCTTACGCTTCTTATTGAACAAACTCGGTATTAGGGTCGAGAGGATGTTATATTCTTCGCAGAGTGACCGTGGAGATTTCAAAAAAGAGGCCCCCTGTGATATCTTGTTGAGTTCGGTTTCCAAGACCTGAATTTCCGTGTGACAAGAATCAATGCAATTGTCAATTTCATCGCGTAACATACTCTTTTCGATGAATTGGACAATATCATTTTCAGAAGAATAGTTTTTCAAGAGGTTCATCACGAGCGGAATCGAAATATACAATTTAGTAAGAAGAACCTGCGGTTTACCGCCCAACATGGTCTTGTATTCGAGCTGAGTCGGCATTTCGAATAAATTGTTACAATGGACTACATGACCCACGGTGTCAATACCACGACGACCTGCTCGTCCCGCGGACTGCGTGTATTCGTGCGCCAACAAAAAGCGTTGATTGTTGCCGTCAAACTTGGTCAAGGAAGAAAACACGGCAGTTCGAATGGGACACGAGAGTCCCACCGCAAAAGACTCGGTCGCGAACAACACCTTGATATACTTTTTGGAAATCATGAGTTCCACAATCTCGCGCAAAACGGGAATCATCCCAGAATGGTGAATTCCGATCCCTTTTTCCAGAAGACCCACGACTTGATGATATTCCGGCAAATTCATGTATTCTTGGTAATTGGGGAGTTTACGAATAATTTGGTCACACTCTCTTTGCACAATGTAGGGAATTTTCGAATCATCTTCCAAGAGGTTGGCGGTGATTTCTTTGGCAAACAATTCCACATTTTTACGCGAAAACACAAACACAATCGCCGGCAACATGTCCTTCTCTTTCAAAAAATAACACAGCTGGTTCAACACATGATTGCGCTTGACGGTGACATCATGACTCCCAAACATCTGTTTCATGTTCTTGATTTTTAGATAAGAATCTGTCTGAAATTGACCATGTTCGTCTTGAAGTTTGATGAGACAGTTGGTCGTATCCTTAATTTGTTGTTGGACGGATTTATCCTTCACCTTCTTGAAGATCATTTCGTTCGTGGTCAAAAACCCGTAATGTGTGAGAGGTACCGCCCGCTTATTCGTACTACACAAATACACCTTTTTACCGGTTTCACCGTCACCGCGTTCGCACCAGCTCGCGAATCTTTCCGGAGAATCAATGGTCGCGGAAAGCATGACCATTTGAATATGTCGCGGTAACATCAAAATTGTTTTTTCCCATACGGATCCGCGCTCCGCATCGTTGATATAGTGAATCTCATCCATCACTACACAGGTCAATTCTGTTTGAATGTCGATCTGAAAAGCCGCAGCACCCTTGACATCTTCCTTTGTCTCTTCCTTCATTTCTTCTGTTTTCTCGGTATTATTCTCCTCCAAAAACAGATAATTCATGAGAATTTCCGCGGTCATGATCAAGACATCGGCCGTCGGATTAATCTTAATATCTCCAGTAATGAGACCAAAAGAAATGTTGGGATATTTTTGGGTGAATTCGTAGTATTTTTGGTTCGAAAGGGCCTTGATGGGCGAAGTATAAATGACTTTTTTTCCCTGACCCACAAAATGTTCAATGGCAAATTCCGCAGGGAGTGTTTTTCCACTCCCGGTATGCGCTGTAACCAGTACATGGTTCCCTTCTACAATGGATTCAATGGCATATTTTTGAAAATCCGAGAGAGGAAAATCGAATCGGTCGAAATGGACCTGATATTGCTCATTATTCGTATAAGCCTTATCGCAGATAACTACCATGTTCAATCTTTACAATTATACTGTAGTTTAATATTTATATACTTTGAATAAAACATAAATAGATGGCTTATAATAAAATAAATGGATCATACCGAACCCGAACATGTTTTTTTCGAACATACCCCTATTCCCCAGCCCAGTAGCACCGTCGCTACTGGCGGTAAATTATGCAACAATATCATCCGCAACATTGTGTGTAGCGTTATCGCCAAAAAGCACGATTTAAAATTTATCTACGATTTTCACAAAAAAACTGCTGAACTGGGAATTGAACTGTATACGGATGGCACCAAAATGTATACACAAACTGTTGCCATCAAAGACGAAGATTTTTTCAAACTGTTGGAACAAGAAACGCTTGACCATAACC